TCATCGAACACTCTTTAAAACACGTATTAAATGGTCAGCGGTTACATTTGACACCAGTGTTTGGTCAGACGAAGGAAAACCGACCAGTGGTCTAGCTGGCAACCCTGGGTGATCAACTCGCTTAGCAACAATACCTGCAAACGCCAATACTGCCTTATGTTTTGGCTGGAACGAATATGGTTTGGTACCAAAGTGATGCCAGACAGCCTTTTTAGCCTCAAAAGCTCCGTCGAATCCTAATGTCAGGGTATTTTGTGCTACTTGATAATGAAATGCTTGCAGCATAGCTCCCGTATCCTTGAGCACCCCGCCGCGACTGGTCCTGACTTTGTTGGCGGTTTTAATGCTCATTGACTTGGATTTTCTGAACGACTCATCCTGTTTTTTCCACACAGCACTGCCCAGGGTCAATGGAGATAGCGGTTTCCATGGTGTTCCATCGGGAGCCAGTCCTTTATCGTGACGTTCGCGGTTTACGCGTAGCAATGACTCCCCCATACTCCCAAGCATCTCGTGTGGCGCAGCAATTTCTCGCCTGACCGCTTCCATCATACGATGAAGATGATCCGCTTTAAATTCGATTTCAAATTGCATAATTATTTACCGCCTATATAATATAAGGTGTGGCGATAGAAGACAGGGCTCCTGTAAGTCAGACCCAATCAAAACCACTAGTGCAGTCTTACAGGGGGCTGCATTAACTCACTTCTTGAACACTAAGCGCCCAATGCGCTGTTTATCAAAATACTTAAACCGCGCTTTTGCATTGCTTGGCTCAGCCATAAACGCTGTTGACCCCGTCCACCCCGCGCTACTCCACTCAAACGCTGAAATACCATATTCGGCCACGCCGTCAATTGAAAAAGCTCGCAAATAGCGCCGCTTCAAACGCCATTTCTTAGGGCTGTCCGGATTATTGTTGCTCCAGCTACGATCCTCTTCCCACGACCACCAGATTTCGTCCGGCTCGATAATCGACATCGCCATCAAATTGACAAACCTAAGACGGTCGGCTTTTTCGGGCTTCGCCAACCACTTGAACTCGTCTTTACCGTCATGAAATAGCTGCTTAGTCACGGCTAGCGTACTACCGGCCGCATCGGTAAATGCTGCACCTTGTTCCATGGTAGCGCCGAACACATCTAAAAAATCCTGCACAGCTACGACCGGCGTAGTATCAGCTGGCAATAGAATATTGGGTGATACTTTTGTAGGTGTTGGTGCTGGTGGCGGAGTAAAGTCAGTCGGCCACGGCTTATCGCGCTGTTTCAATACCGCATCGTAGCCCGTCAACGGCGGCACCGTATGCGGCTCAAGAAATGCCTTACCGGGATTATAAGCAAAACCGGAATCAATGCCTTTTGGCACCCATACCGTGCGCGGATTACTGCCGTTTTTGCCGACGACTTTTTCTTCCATTTCGATTGGCGGCGCTTGATCCGGGCCGGACAAGCCTTTTGGTTCCCATTTCTGCCGCGCCTCAAATTCGGAAAGCGAATGAACTCGGCATTTGCAGCCCCAACCATTTTGCGGATAGTGCGTATTCCACCAAGGGTCATCAGCTGATAGAACCAGTCCATCCCACGCCTTATGCTCAAGGCGCGGATGCCCAATGCTGGTATGGTCATATGTCCAATACGGCCGTAAATGCTTAACCGCCATCATTTGCTGATAGCGCCCGGCATTATAGGACTGGGTAACGTTCGTATCGTAGATTATGCGACTGCGCCAGCCGGGCGAACCATTGTAAGACCAGCCATGCTTGGTAGCGATGTCCTGAAAGCTCTGCTTAAACTCCTCGTAGCCGCCACCAGCCTGCTTAGCCTTGATGATGGCGTTATAGAAATCCTCCACCAGCGCATCAGAAGCCGCGCCCGCCACAACAAAGGCGTGACTGTGCTGCTCTTGCCAGATGTCAGTCCAACCCGATGTAGGTAGTTGGAGTTTTTTCTTGTAAAAGTCAATCGCCTCGGAAAACGGCAGCTGCGTGTCAGGATATTTAGAATCCGTCACTTAAGGTATTCCATCCAATTGTCGGCTAGATCAAGGACTTCGGCAAACGCGCAGTTACGTCTAATTTCCTCGACATGCCTAAACACATCCGTCGCAATTGGGCTACTAAAGCCAAAACCATCTATAAATACCGTGAACGTACTCCCCATTCTATTGTCTTGAAGCCATTCCTCATATTTTTTTGCAATATCGAGAATGTGAAGCCTATTTTTTCTTTCCCTGGCTCGCTTCTTTTGTTTCTCCCTGTACTCCAAAATCAGATTGATTTCTTCTTGTGTCAAGTCAGTGGTTTTCATCGCTTCTCCCCGCTAAATGCGCCGCCGCCATACCTAAAGCTACCGAGTCCGCCCAGGCGGAATTATTAACCGTCAACGCCTCCATGCCTGCAATGGCCGCATCAAACGACCCAGCCTCAGCGACAATTGCGGCAATCTGTTGAATAAGCGCCTGTTCATGAGGTACACATAACCCTGCCAGTTGTGAACCATACGCACTGGTAATATCGATTTGGCTATTGCCTTTTGCAGCGCTTGCGAGGGCAGCCAGCCTTACCAATGCCGCGTTAGCGGCCGGTGCTGAACTCAAAGAGCCGGAAGCTGTTAACAGTGTTGCCCCTTTTGCCGCACGCGGAATTTGCAGGACCTGATGTGCAAATGCGGCATCCACTTCCATCCCCATGTTTACGCACTCCTTCAGTAGAGCGACCATAGCCTTTTGATCGACAGGCTCAGCAGTGTCATATTTAAAAACAGGCATCCTATTTTCAGGAAACATGCCATTGAGAAGAATAATCCGCGCCACCAGCTGTCTATTTACAGTCGGTTCGATTTGTCGTACATCGTGCAACAGGATTTCCCGGCGCACTTTGTCGTAGATCATGATGCGCGCCTCGGATGTGGTCTTACCATCCAGCTCTCCCCCGAGAATAGCTTTTGACTGCTTATGCTCCCAATATTCGATAGCACTCAGAAAATCCTGTACCTTACCGATTTTCGCTTCGATGAAGTCAATAGTCATCGTGCTTGGCACCACACCCGCTCCATCATTGCCTATATTGCGCACTGCCCGCAGCAATTCGTTCCGCGCCTCCTTACCTATCCCGGCAGGATATTTACCCAATCTCAGGGGTATGCCATAAAGCTCCAGAAATCTTTGCAGGTCGCGTACATCATAAGCTTTGTACGCATAGGTCCATGCCAACACACGAAACAGCGCCGCTTGTTCGATATACCCGGATTTAGCTCTGTGCTCATGCACGATCCATCGCCATTCGCGCAATGGTTCCGGCATGCCGTTTTTCAGGTACATCAGCTCGCCGCTATCTCGATCAATCCGGAAATTACGTTGTGGCTCCCAATTTATCTTCTTTGGCACCCACTCATCACCCGTTTTCCAATCCATCTCAAGTGCGGATATACCTTTTCCGACGGCGTCGGTAATATCGTACTGAGCGTCTTCGAAGTTTGAAATACCGCTTAACATGCCCGACAACTCTTTGGTGCGATCAATTTCAGACTGATCGGCATCGTCCATTGGATGCAATTGCCAGCCCAGACCAGTGACAGCCCTGCGTCGCTTGCTCAGCTCTCCAAAAATATGCGCATCTTGCTCTTCGATTAGCTCGAACAAAGCTGCCTGCTCTGTAATAAAGCCCTGGTCGGCCTGAGCAAATGCTGTTGCTAGCCGGGACGGATCAAGCGTATTAACCGACGCATAATTCAGCGCCGTACTTGTAGAGCGTGGTCCGGCCTGCAACGTACCCAAGTCTTTCTTAGACACATTTGCCAGCTCTGCTTTTTTCTTTCCTTTAGCCATTATCCAAGCCTCTTATCAGATTTAATCATCATCCCAATCATCCTCATCCGGCCTTTGTCGACTGTATGAGCGCCGTTGATTGCGGCTAGTACCTGCCGATGTGTATTCCCATTCGCCACCAAACTGGGTCGCAATATTTCGCAGCATCTCTAGTGCATCCGGACCGTCATCATGATCGGCTTCGGGCCAGAATTTAAACTGCTCGATCATAGTCCGTTGGTTATGATGCAGGCGGATCAAGCCATTGTTAGTGTGTGGCTGTAGACTCATGATGCGTAAAGCTTTGTCGCTATCAGGTTCTACCGGAACACCAGGAAAGGCGACGCCGCGCGCGACAGATTGTTTTAGTATTTCGGTGAATAAGAAATATTGGAACTGAATAGCCTCGATTGCCCATGCAAGACAGTTGTATTCGATTTGGAAATCAATTGCCCGAGTAATAATCAAATCAGGTACCCGGCGACAAATATCAGCCTCAACCACATCGAGAATCAGAGTTCGCCTGTCAAATCCGCCAACCAAAATAGCGGACGGGTCGCCTTTTTTTGCTTTTTTACCCAGGCTTGGGTCGATAGCGCCAAAAAATATCCATTCGTCTAAATGGTTAACCCAAAATTGGACATTTTTGAATGGCGCATTGTCGTCATTGCCGGCCTCGTTTTGCTGCTCCTGACTAAACGCATCGTGATCGATAGCCCGCATACACATCAACCGGTACAACGGCCTCACCTCCGGCCAACTACACTCAGCTCCCTGATCCATGGCCGCCTTGTTATCCTGATAAAACGCCAGCGCCTCAGCTTCAGAAGCCTCTTTTTCGTCGTCATCGCCACCCCTGGTATAGATAGCCTCCCACTGATCCCATAAAGCCATATTGTCGGGCCAGCGCATAATTGACCTAAACACCCGACGCCGCCAGCCAGGCGCGCGGCTGACCCGGTTAATCGCCGCGTCATAATGCAAGCTGGTACCAACCCAGAACACATCCATGCCGCCGCCCGGCCCGGCCAAACCAAGAACCGCACTCAGTACAAAATTCTGGACCTTATCTCGCTGAGTCTTTTGCTTAACCTGCTCATCATTCTCCAAATCATCCAGAAAGATCAAGTCAGGCCGGTGCGGCCCATGTTTCATACCCCTGATTTTCTTGCCGGTGCCGCCGATCCTGATCTTAATATTGTTGACGGTAATCGCCGTCGTCGCCTGCCAGACCCGACCACGTCCGCAAGTTTCAGGAAAGTCCATTGCCAAGCGCGGATTGGTGTCCAACTCAGCCTTGATACTTTCCAACATCTCCGCTGCCTGCTCTTCGGTATTCATAATGATGCCGATCATGTGCTTGCGGCCGGTCACAATGCACCACAAACTGCCGAGCTGGGTTTCGTAGGTCGATTTAGCCTCGCCGCGCGGTGCTTGATGCACTTCGCGACCATCGGCCGAGCTATCGATCACATCGGGAAAACGTTTGAAAATAAACTGATGAAACTGACTAAAATGCGGCGTCGGTACATAGTGCGGAAAGTACGTTTTGCAGAAAAAACCGTAATCGTGCCAAGCCCGTTCGCGGCGCTCGCAACTTGCCGCTGGATCGGTATCGAACGACTCGCACTCCAGCTCTATTTGCTGGCGGATTTGCTCGCCAAGCAGTGCTAGCTCTTTTTCAAACTCTTTCCAATTGTGGATTTCTTGGATGTCATCGACTTCAGGCATGATTAACCTCGTTGCAGACATTCGAATTACAGTTTGGACATGGAATCCCACGTTTTGCAGCCGTCACGCTATCCGCCTTTGTCCAATCAGTTTCATGCTCGCAGCGTGCGCAGGCATATTTGACGGTTTGGACTCCAGGCCCATCACTACATGCATCACAAACATGCATCAGCCATTGGTGTTTTTTTCTAGGCTTTCCGAAAAGATCGACAGTCTTACCCATACCGCCTCCCCAACACTGCCCCGATATCCTCCAGGTGCGGCTGCAAGCCCCGTAGCGCAGCAGGGTCTTTCTGGACCAGATGATCGACAACGGTACGTAGCGTATCCAGTGAAACCGACAGCCCGGAAAATGCCGGATTGACGCGCGAAAACGCCTTGCTGAATTTGGCGTAAGCGTCGGCCAATTGCGCCAGCAGCTGAGCCTTATCCGCCGCCGGAATTGTTGATGTCTCCAGCTCACGAGTCGTTGTAATTACCTGTCTGGCAAAATCTTCTACCAACTGCTGATTAAGATCGTCTATGCCCGCCTCGCTGATGCGATAAGCTACGCGCGCGGCATCCCAGTCGTCACCCTTGGCTTTAGCCTTGGCCTTCCAGTCCCGCGCCGTGTCGTAGCTGACACTACTGCTTATCGCCGCGCCAGAGAGCGGCAAACCCTCGATGTACAGCCGTCGCAACTTGTCGCGGACATCTTGAGAGTGTGCCATCACATCCTCTTCAATAGCTCAACAGCAGCGGCGACCAACGCGCCGCCAGCGCCGCCACCCATCGCGCTAAACTTGGCAATTTCCCTAATCATGCCCTTGTCTTCCTTTTCCAGATCGGACACCCGCGTCTCCAGGCCGTCAACGCGTTTGTTGATAGCCTCGCCTTGTTCGGTGATTTGCCTAGTCAGACTCCCCTCCATACGATTCATACGCTCATTACTGGCGCCATCCAGGCGGCGAATATCCTCCTTTATGTCACCTATCCGCGCCGTCAAGCTTTGGTGCATTGTTTCAACGGAGCCGGTCAGCTGACCAATGCTGCGCATAATGTTGTCGGTATCAGTCATACTGAGCATCCTTTTGAGTTTCAAAATCAATTAAGACACCTAATCGCGCCCTACAGGTCTCGTACTGGCCTTTGGCGGACCCGATCCAATCGGCGATGTCGGTATCGGTGGCAACGGCGGCATCGACTGCAACAGATGAGCCGGTGGCTTGGGACACGGCGCTATCATTAGCGCCGGTGTTGTTGAGCAGGCGGACAGCAGCGCCATTAAGACAAGTGCGGCCAGTGGTAACTTTAGAAAGGGCATTGGAAAGCTCCTTGGTTTTTTGAGTTAAATTAGATTCGGTCTGCGCCAGCCGATCAGACAGCGTATCGCCAAGCGCTTGGGCGGCTGTGAGCTGATCTAAAGCCATCTTTGTAGCAGTCGCTCGCTCTTTGGTATAGTCAGCTTCCATCTGTGCGATTTGCCTGCCTGATACAGCATCAGCCACATACCAGCCGACGCCGGAACCCGTTAAAAATGAAATAAGTGCAACGACGATTAATGGATTCATCATTATTCCTGGTGAGCGTAGCGACAGCCGGGAAGCTCTCTAGGCAACGTTGATGCAGGCAGTTCGCCTTTATATAAAGCCGGGTTAGCAATCACGTCACTGACTTTGTATCGCGGCATGCCAATCCCTTTGGCTAGAAACATCTCTATTTGCGCACCCTTAGAATCTTCCCAGCTAGGCAAGAACACCACACAATCGCAGGCCAACATCTGCACGATAGACAGCCGCATATAACCCGCCCAACTGCCGCAAGGCGGCGCTGCGTTTTCTGCCGGATTCTCAACATCAAAACCCCGCGCCCTCAGACTCGCGGCCGCCTCATCAAACGCCGGGTAGTTGTAATCCTTAAAACCGGACATAGGCCCCGCTAAATAAATCAGCGTCATGGCCTACTCCGAGTGGTCCGGCAATGCCACGCCCAAACCACCGGCGACAAATGCACCTACGGTAAGCACGGACTGCACATCCTTGCCAAACCACAAAAACACACCAGCCACCGCACCGGTAACCACGAATACCAAGCCGCGCTTGGTCGATGCTTCGCCCCAATTTATGTTCATAACCACCTCCGAATAACAAGTTGTAAAGATTGCAGGAGACAGCTTACGCGTGCGCGCGAGGTTTAATTAGGCTGGAAACATTTCCAAGCTGGAGGGGGGGGCGATTAGCTAGGCAGAATGAGCAAAAAAATCAACCAGCCGAGACCGCCATGAACCAAGACGAAATTAAAAAAATCGCCAGCAGAATTGCCAAATGCCTTGTGTTAGCCTCATCAGATAATCCGACCGAAGCCGAGACAGCCAAGCGCCAGGCTGAGGCATTAATGAAAAAATACAATGTGACCAGTGGAGATGTAGCAGCTGCGCAAGTACATGAGCAGCATTGCAAAACAGGCGGCAAGAACAGGCCGCCTGTTTATCTTTGCGGGTTAGCCAGTGTCATTGCCACAGCATTTGGTTGTGAAGTAGTGATTGCGCCGGGCGGCGGCTGGAAAGATAGCTGTATGAAATTTTTGGGGCTAAGCATTAAACCGGAATTAGCAGCATACACGTTTAACGTACTAAGGAGGCAAATCATCAAGGATCGCGCTACCTACAGCGCCACACTCAGACGCTACAAGCGCGCGAACAAAGTCAGAATGGCCGACATCTTTTGCAATGCCTGGATTTGGCGCATTAGCCGTCAAGTGCAGGAATTTGCAGGTACAGAGCAAGATAAAACCGCCATGGCCACCTACAAAGAGCAGCGCTGGGGCGACTCATTAACAAGCGATACCCGCAAATCTCCAGAGCTTAAAAAAGACAGCGACCATAATGCGGTTGTGGCTGGCATCTATGCGGCCAGGGATGTATCGATTCATAAGCTGGTGCAAAGTAAGCGCGGCGCGCTGCTGGAGCAACAATAATGATTGGCTTTGTATTTTTCGCAGGGTGCTTTATTGGTTGGGGTTTTGCTCATACAACCATCGCTACGGAATGCAAAAGACTGGGAAAATTTTATGTCGGCAAGGAAGTTTTCGAGTGCAGCAAAATCGAGACTGAAAAGGAATGAGGGAGAGCATTATCAATCAATTGCTGTCTCACGGCATAACTATGGACGGAACCATCAACGGACCTTATGCCGTGGTTGTGCCGCTGTCCGGCGGCAAGGACTCGCAAGCTTGTTTAATGCTTGCATTACGGGAATATAGGCCTAAGCAAATCTTGGCGTTGTTTTGCGATACTAATTACGAGCATCCGGTTACCTATCAACATATTACAGATACAGCCGCAAGGGCTGGGGTTGATCTAATCAAAATATCAGCCGGTTCTGTGCTATCGGTCTGCGTAGAATTAAAGCGTTTTCCTGGTGGTGGATCGCGACACTGTACCAGTCGCCTGAAAATACGCCCGTCAAAATGGTTTTATGGGGTACTTGCAAATTCGCAAGGTGGGTTTGAAGTTTGGTACGGTATGCGAAGCGAAGAAAGCAAAGAGCGAGAAGAGCGCTACAGAATGAAAGCATCCAACGAACTTTATTTGCCACATGATGTATTGCGCGATTATCCGAAATATCTAGGGGCTGCAGGCGTCTCGTTTCGTCTGCCGATTTTGGATTGGGCAAAGTCAGAAGTATTTGAATTATTGGATGGTACGGAAAACCCTCTTTATGCAGCTGGCTTTGATCGCATAGGCTGCTTTCCATGCTTGGCTGGTGGCGAAGGACACCAAGTAAAGGCGTTTAATTTCGATGACACCGGCAGAAAGCATTTTGCAATGGCTGAACAGATAGCGATTGCCGCAAAAAGGCCGGTTTTAGTTACAAAAAGATATGCGGATCAAGGCCCCGGCTGCGCCTTTTGCTGTATTTAACAAGGATGTGGCGTTATAGCCCGGTAGGCCGGAATAAGGCTACCCAAGCGTAGCGCGTGGTAGCGTTTCCGGCGAATTCGGGCGGTGTTTGCCGGAAACACCGGTTCTCGCTGTCGCTTGAACCGGCTTATTCCGGCCTACAGGACTATTTGCAAAGCGACTCGCACGGCACACCGTCATGGTCTCTATCCAGGCGGCTTAGGCCGCAGTCGTTCAGGTAATGCTGAGCCTCGGCGCAAGAAGCCATTTCCCCGCATTTGCTTTTACCGCCGCACGAAGCCTCGCTCTTGGCGGTCTCATCCTCGCTTATTGGTGTGTCGCCATCGCTCGTGTCGGTATCGCTTCGTTCGGCGGCAAAGGCGATGAGTGGAAGTAAGAGTAGAAGGGGGATGAGTTTTTTCATGGGGGATTTTTCTTATTTGCCTTCATTCTTTGGGTGTAGAGATTCCGGCAATCCATATTCCGTCGTTATTACCACAAAAAACAGTCATGTCTTTGATTCGCTTAGATAGCGCCCCTGTCTGGCCCGTTGCATAAATATCAAGACAAAGCTTTTCAAGCTCACCAGCTTCGGAACTGGGGCCAAAAACAGTAGCTCCAACGACAGACCTAACTGCAAATAAACTCATCTCATCAGGTGCGCCGGATGAAGTTGAATAGACCCCCAGCGAATAAGGCTTGCCAGTCTCTTTATCAATAGAAATATCAATCACGGCATTTGGCAACACATAATATTGCAATGTCCTGGAGTTTTCGTTCGAACCACCATCATCCATGGATTCTTTAGGTGGCAGTGTTTTCATATCGGCAACTTTCGACGCTAACGCATTATATGCGCCAATAAGCTGCTCAACGGACATATTAAACGTCGATCTTTTTGCAATTGGAGGAACTACAGCGGCCGGGCCGGTCGCTATTGAGGAATCGCGCTGTCCAAGGCGGCTTTTAACCGCGTCAATCAAAGCCATTCCCGAGAAAAATAAAATGAAAAATATCGCGTACTGCTGCCATTTTGGCAGCTTTCTAGTAGGGTTAGCATTTTCCTTGGTCATTCCTTATTTCCTTTGTGGGTTGAGTCGATTAGCATTTCATTAGCTTTTGCCATAAGCCGCAATACAAGCAGTTCATCTTCAGGGGTTGGTTTCCAAAAACTTGCCATCGCCTTAATCAAACCGTGCGCGGTCTGGCTTGTCGCGTAAATATCGCCTTGGGTCAGGCTGTCTTTGCCGTAACATTCCTCAATTCGCTGACGCTCAACATCGGTAAATTCGTTAAGCCACCAGTCTTCCAGGCCAAAACACGCAATTAACCCACCAACCTTTTTCATTCCTTTTCTCCTTCGTTGATTGAATCGTTTTGTTCGCCTGTTTGCATGGATTGATACACTTCTGGCATGTCCGACCATTCGATGCCGTTCGACGACCTTAAAAAATCCAGCCCATCAAGGCCTTGCTTGGCTAGTCCCTTAGTTGCCAAAACGCGGCATTGGCGCAAGTAGCCAAGCTCCATCGCGTTGTGGGCTACGTTTTCCGCTCTGATCCCTGTAATCACATAGGCCGTGTCAACTCCATACGTCGCGAGTTTCGCTAGATAATTGGCTTTAGGCGGTGTTCTATTTTTTTCATAATCAATTTGTGTTTTTTTTGTTGTTCCCGCCGTCTCTGCCATAGAGGTTTGGCTTAATTTTAGTCGTTCCCGCTCTTCTCGTAGTCTGTCGCCAATGGTCACAAAATATTCTCCAAATATATTGACAAGGTAACTATTTTGTTACCATAATAAGTCATACCGTATAGCAACAAATGATAACAAACGATACTAAATAGACAACAAAGGAGATTAGCAATGAACGCAGAGCAAGTAAAGAAACGCTTTGAGAAAGAAGGAAAATCCTATTCAGCTTGGGCTCGGGAGCGTGGCTTTAAACCGGGAACCGTGATTGCCGTACTTAACGGTGTTAACAAGGGACGGCGCGGCAAGGCGCACGATGTCGCCGTTGCGCTCGGCCTTAAATAAAGAGGAGCAACACTCATGAGTATAACCCTTGGATACGAAATCCCCGGATCACACCGAGGTGGCGTGTTTACCCTGCCGGACGACTGCTTTAGCTTTGTCACTGTAGATGATGCAAACCGCATCTCCACCAAGCTACGCAGTCAAGGCGGTGAGCCCTCATGGCAAGCTGTGCGTGGAGCCGCCCTTAGGTTGGCGCGGTTACGCCGCGCAAAGAAAAGCAAGGAATAACAACATGGCAGCTAAAACAAAAAAACCTGAAATCGACCTGGGCATAGGCAGTGCAATGGCCGAAATTGGCGATTGCGATGACAGCCTTCCCGGTATAGACCTGTTTGAAGCCGGGTCTATCAATACGGCCAGCACCGAGTTGATGCCTGTTAGCGATACGCCGAATCAGCTTATCGAGCTGGCTAATGAATTGGATTACGAAGGGGAATTATCGGTTGGAGCGCTGGAAGATGGCATAAGGCTGTACCAGAGGCGCACCGTTGAGGACTTGTTAATGCTGGGTAAGTATTTGCTATTGCTAAAGCAAGCTTGCAAGCACGGTGAGTTTTTACCCCGAATCGAATTGTTAGGGGTTAGTAAGCGCACGGCGCAAAGATTTATGCAGGCGGTGCATAAAATTTCCAAAAGCGACACGGCGGCGCTTTTGACCACCAAAGTAAAAGACCAAGGGCGTCTGCTAGAGCTTTTAACGCTGGATGACGACGAAATAAAGGGGCTTGTCGACGGCGAAGACATTGCAGGTGTAGAGCTTGACGAGGTTGATAGCATGTCGGTTTCAGAGCTTAGAAGAGCTATCCGCGCACATAAACAAGAATCCGAAGAACACGCCAAGCGCATCCAGACCGCGCTAACCGAATCGCTGGCAGACAAGCATGCCAAGGAAAAAGCCGGGCTGGAGGGCGAAATCAGAGATAAGGCGGCCGACGCCAAAAAAGCCGAAGAGCGCGCCAACCGTCTGCAATGTCAGCTCGACGAAAAGGAAGACTTGATAGATACGTTGCGCAACGCGCAAAACCTCAATCCTGAATTCCGCCTGGAAACCAACATCATCCGCGAGCAGTCGGCGCTGCTCGATCAGCAGTGTGCGGTAGCGCTGGCGGCGCTGGGCGATATGGCCGACGCGCTGGATAACGAAGACGGCTCCGAGCCGGAATGGCCGATCAGATTTCAAAGTGTCTGGTTTGCTGCTCATGCCGCCCATGCCCGCGCCTTGCTGCTGGTGCAGCGCTTGCGCAGTATGGATGTGGATGATTTGCTGATTCCCGCTGATCCCGGCGAATTCCAGGCGGGTCTTTTTACTGCACAGGAGGCCAAAGTATTTATCGACGAGGTGGATAGCAACCGCATCGTGCTGGCAGAAAAGCTTAAGCAAAAGCGCGACAAGCTGGAAGAGGACGCGCCGCGCGGCCCCGGCAGACCGAAGAAAGTAAAAAACCAAAAATAGGAGGTCATTATGTCCCGAAGAACCTTTAACTACACGCCAAAGCAACTTCAAACACTGTTGGAGACCAATCGGTTTGCATTTTTATCCCATGTCGCCCGTGAAAAGATCGATGCACTGATGGAGGTGGTGAGTTTCGACCACGCGGCTTACCAAAAAGATAGAGACATTGAGATGCGTTGGTTTGCGTTGCCGGAGGCCGAAAAAAAGGCCGCCAGACATCGGTTTGCTGTGTGCTGCGCCGTTTACTGCTTGATGGTGGATGGCATGAGCGAGAAGGACGCCATACGGCACTTGCTGGAACGCTGCCAACTGGCCTACAGAAACAGCGGCATCCGTAAAGATTGGCAACAGTCGGTGCGGGCATTGAACTTGCTGCCCGATTTTACCGGCATCCGCTCGATAACTTGTTGGAATGAAAAGCTGGAAGGCGTACCGCAAGGGCTAGAACAGTATTTGGCGCTAGTGCCTGATGAGGTGATTGCAGCTAGCCAGGACACCTACCTGGCCTATGCGATGGAGGGTAAAGCCAATGGCCGGGCATGAGCTATCTATTAGACCAACCACCCGTAGCGAGCTGATTAAAACCAGTCCCGATGGGGCGCGCAATTTGACCGCAAGAGCTGCGCAGGTGGGCAGACAGAAAAAACTGGTCGTGGATGCAATCAGAGCGCTGGCCGTGCCGGGCGTGTCGCTGGATGCGGCTATCAAGGCCTTTGGTCGCCGACTCAAAAATGGGCAATTGTCTCCGGGCGTGATGGATGCGCTCAAGGCTGTCACCAAAGAAGGGCGAGATATGCCAGGGCGCGGCACCTTGTTCGAGTGGATTAAAACGGATAGAGATGGCGGCAAAACGGCGTTAGCGCCTAATCACAAAGGCCGCGTCCGCGTCGATTACGGCTGGGAGACGCTGGCGGTTGATCTATACAACCAGCCTAGCAGCCCCAGCATGGCTTCGGTGGCGCGGGATTTACGGCGGCTCTATGCGTTCGATTGCAGCTACGATCAAGTCGGTAGTTATTTGTCCGCGCTGCCGACCTCGCTGGGTAAGTTGTCGCCCGCCCGCTTGGGGCCTCGCCTGCATAAACTGCAACAAAAACCGTTTGTGCAGCGGCATACCCGCAACCTGAAACCCGGCTCGATCTACATGGCCGACGGCTATCGGCTTGATGTGTATCTGGCGCATCCGGTCACCGGCAAAATCTGGCGGGCCGAGATCATGCATGTGATTGATTTGTACAGTCGCTATCTGGTGGGCTACCGCATCATGGCCAACGAACGCGGCTACGACATCATGACCGGCTGGGCTCAGATATTCGAGCGCCACGACCATGTGCCGCCATTGCTGTATGTGGATAACGGTTCCGGCTACAAAAACCAGTTGGCAGACGACAAAATGAGCGGTTACTACATCCGTGCCGGGGTTCAGTTTGTGATCCATTCCCTGCCGCGCAATCCGCATGGCAAGGGCCATATCGAGCAATATCACCGCATCGTCCGGGACGATTTTTTAAAGTCTTGGAAACCGCAGTTTTATTGCGGCGACGATATGAGCGACGAGGTGCGCAACCACATCGTCAACGAGTGCAATAACAACCGCATGACGCCGCCGAGCGTGGCCGAGTTTGTCGAGGCCTACGATGCCTGGATTAAAGACGACTATCACTTTGGCCGTCCGCACCCGGAAGACAAGCACGTTACACGCGGTGCAATGTGGGCCGGATTAGACCCGATCCCGCCGCATGCCACAGCCGAAGAAATGGCCCGGCCGCAGGAAGCCCGCACCGTGCAACGCGCCGCCGTGCAATTGAATAACCGTCGTTATCGGCACCCGGATTTGTACGCCTGGAACGGGCAGGATGTGTTTGTGGAGTACGACGTATTGAATCACGCCCTGGTTACGGTGCGGGATGGTGTCGGCCGCCTGATTTGCGATGCGCCGATGGTAGAGGCTATCGGCGTGGTGGGTGATTCGTTCTTGGCCGATATGGAAGTTAAGGCTCGGGATGCGGCTATTGGGCGCCTGGAAAAGAAAATAGCAGAGCAAAAAGCCCGCGCCGGTTTGGTTATTGATGTCGATGCAGTGGTTGATGGCACCAATGCCCTAATACAAACACCAGCAACAAAATCATTGCCAGACCCTATTGATATTGATATTGACCTTTTTACATTTGAGTAAGGATTAAAAAAATGAACGCAGAAACTTTGATTAACCCCAGTCAGCTATCGGAACAACAGCTCAAGACTTTGCTCCGAACTGCACGGAAAAAGACAGAGGCAGACCGTAAGGCTTATAAAAAATTGGTTGCCGAGACAGTGCCCAAGGTGGTGACCGATCTAGTAATGGTGTCGCGTGACCTAGTGGTCGCCAAAAAAAATGTATTTGCTTATTTTGAGGATGTTTTAAAACTAAAAGCCGAGGCTTTTGGCGTGACCGGCGATCAGCAGACCCACACCTTTTCGACGGATACATGCGGCATCACCATTGGTTACAGGGTCAGCGATGGCTGGGGCGATACAGTAACGGCAGGTATTGCAAAGGTTGAAAATTTTATCGCGTCAAGGGCTAAAGATAAGGAGTCGTCGAAACTGGTCAACAGTATTTTTCGATTGCTGAAAAAAGATGCCAAGGGCAACTTGCAAGCAAGCCGTGTTCTGGAGTTAAAGCAAATGGCCGATGAATTTGACGACGCTAATTTTAGCGATGGCGTCAATACTATTTTGGACGCTTTCTCACCAGTCCGTACTTGCTGGTTTATTGAGGCCTATTACGTCGATGAAAATCAGGAAAAGGTATCCATCCCTCTGTCGATATCGGCTGCTGATTTTCCCGATGGGTTTGTATTTGATTTTCCGTCAGCCAAGCAGTCATCCGAGGAGGAAGCATGAGCCAGCCAGAAAGCGTCGTGCAATATCCAGAACACTATACGCCGGAAGATATTCAGTTGATTGCCGAGGTCAAAATTTGGCTGGAGGCCCACAAGTACAGCCAGGCGGCATTAGCAAGATTGACGCGCATGTCGCCAAGCACGTTGAGTTCTATTCTCAACGGCACCTACACAGTCTCGCCCAGTCCGATGTTGGTCAGGGTCGAAAACGCTATGCGTAATACAGACGATACAGAGTCAGGCTTGTTGCCCCCGGTGGAAACCAGTGTGTACCGCTTAGCGCTGATGTGTTTCCAGATGGCCCGCCGCTATAGAAACTTTGCGGTGCTATCGGCCTATGTCGGCACCGGTAAAACCTTTGCCGCCAAAGAATACCAGCGCACTACGCCTAACACGTATCTGATCGAGGCCACGCCGTTTATGACTACCCAAAGCCTGGTTAAGCTGCTGGCAAGACTGGTTACCGGTGTGGATGGAAAAGGCAGCATAGACGATAAGTTTCGGGCCGTGATTAATGTGCTGGCTAACACAGACAGCCTGCTCATTATCGACGAAGCGGAAACGCTAACGCCGCATGTGCTGCATACATTGCGGCGGTTGCGAGATATGTCAAATGTTGGTATTGCGCTATGCGGCACTGAGTATTTGACGTCGCTGATTAAGCCGGAGCACGGCCAGTTTGACCAAATCCGCAGCCGGGCCGGTTTTTGGCCGGAGACGATACGGATGATTAGCGCCGATGATGCGGCGGCGCTGGTACAGGCGGCGTTTGGCGCTGAGGAGGTGGATGACGAGGTTGTTAATCGCTTGTATGCGTACTGCAAGGGCAGCGCACGCATGCTGGTAGAGGGTTTGATTGCCTCAGTCAGGCAATTTCGGAATGGCCGCGAGCTGAATGTGGGCCTGGTTGATGCGGTTGCCAAGCAAGCCTTGTGCTTGCAATCCATAGCGTGAGAGGGTGTAAGCCATGAAGATATCAGAGCGTAAGATAAAAACTGAAATATCCAAGATCGTAGCCGACTGCTGACAGTACAGTTTTGATCAAAAAGACCTCCAGGAAGTAAGGCGGGTTCTCGATCATGCCGCGGCGCAACTGTCAGGCATCGCCCTGTTGTTTCCAGAGGGCAAAATGTGCAGATTTATTAAAACGTATAGTGACGAGTTATCCAGCATTTGCAAGGTGTCCGAGCTTGGGTGGCCAAGCCCGCAAAACACATCCTCCGCGCCTGGAGGCGGAGATGAGTAAGTTTATCATCGAGCTGGAAGACAATGACGAAGGCGTAAAGATTAACGCCCGCGCCATCCATAGCACTGAACAAATAGAACGTGGCCAAACCGTAACCCTCGCTACACAACTGGGCGATTGTTTAGTCATGCATCTTACACAACGCATGTCTACAGTCGGCTTAGGCCCTGTAGCGCAATCCAAGACCAAGCACTAAAAAGGGGGGTAGCATGATAGCAGCAAGACAACGGATAAAAATAAGCGACTTGAGAGAGCAGCTGAAAGTACATAGCAAGCTATTTGAGCGGCAAGCGCGCGAACTGAGTGAAAAAGACCGGTCGTTATTAACCGCCCGCATTATTGCTGTCGTCGCTGTAGTGGCCCAGTTAATTACGCTGTATCAGTGGTTGGTTGTTCCAGCGTTAGGGTGCTACAGATGAAAACGCGCTGCCCATGCTGCGGCGCCACGCTGTCGCTGGATGTGCTGGTGGCTAACGAAAGCACCCGTGATGCGTTACAAGCCCTGTTTAAACTGGCAGCGCCACTGGGTCCCGCCTTGTTGCGCTACTTATCGCTGCACAGGCCCCAAAAGCAAGATTTATCAATGGCGCGAGTCGGCAGGTTGTTAAATGAAATTATGCCGGATATACAGGCGCAGCGTATCAGTCGAGACGGGCAAGTATTTGAAGCGCCGCTGGATGCATGGATATGGGCTATCGATCAGGCGGTTGCTGCTCGTGACGAGGGGCGACTGAGGACGCCGCTAAAAGGACATGGCTGGCTGTATGAGGTTATCAGTAATTGGCGTCCTGCGCCCAGCCAAATCCATGTCGATTCAACAACTGTAATGACCGGTACCGGTGGCAAGCTCTCAAAGACAATGAGCGGGATTGCTGCTCTGGAGGCTATGAAAAATGGATGAGTGGTTAAGAGGTGAAATTATCACCGGACTGCAAAAGTTGCTGGCTCTGCGCCTGCCCGGCACGCCACCGGAAGACGCTATTATCGGCACGGCCGAGGTGTGGATAGAAGGTATTGGCAGTAGCCGCATCAAGTGGGACGAGCGGCTTGATCGTGATCGTGTGCAGATTGCGTTTGCGACGTTGTTCCGCAGTTGTGAGTACTGGCCATCGCCAAAGTTGTTTTTAGATCGTCTTGGCAGTCGTGCGCCGCCTAAGGCTTTACCTGAACCCCCTTTGACCCCGGACGAACGACAACAAGTAAAAAACAAGCTGCGTGTAATCGTAGAGCAGCTGACCAAAAGCCAAGCAATGCAGGCAACAAAGAGCGAGCGCGAACAAGGCTTGGCGGCGCTAGATGAAATCATAAATCCGAAACCCGAAAATCAACAAAGCGAGACCGATAACAATGACCGATCTACTAAAACACTACCGCCAGTTGGTGGGCATTGCCAAAGGCTGGACGGAGAAAAACCTGCCCGGCTGGACTGATGATATTCATCGCGCACTGTTAGAGAGACATGGTGCCGCTGTGATTAATGACCGCATCTCAGCCAGTAGTCTTAGCCTGCCTCAACTGGGCGCGGTGCTGGACGATTACGAGTCTCGCGGCTGGGTGCGTCAAAAAACCTTTCGTCGCGGCGATCAGGCGGGCAAGCCGAAAAAGGTATCGGCTCAAATCGGGCTGATGGTTAAGTTGTGGGGTAAGCTTGGCGATGCAGGTAAGATAAAAAAAGCCACTCGCTCGGCGTTGTTGAGTTTTTGCGCCCGCCAAACCGCGCATGATGTTGTAGACTTGGACAGTCTGACAACTGAAGAAGGTCAGGCGATTATCGAAGCCATTAAGGCTATGTTGGGCCGTTGATATGGACATGGAATATCCCGAGGTTGATCCCGAGCTGCTGGCTACGCTGCCTCTGATAGTGAGGCAGGTTGTTAAGGCTCTTGGGTTTTGTCGTGCTCAAGAGTGGTTGCGTGAGTACGGTGGGCGCAATGTCTATATCCCTGCCAAAAATACCAAGGCGCTGGGCCTGCAGGCGGATGAGCTGGAGCGCTTGCGTCATACGCTGGCGGCGCATTTGCCGAGCAATAAGCGCATTGCATCCGCCAATAACCGGATTACATTGCCCAAAGCCGACAAGATGTTAAATATGCACCGTAATGCGGCAATTATCGCTAATGCTCGCCATGAGAGTATAGCGCGGCAGGTGCAGCTCTATGGCCTGTCCAGCAGGCAGATCACCAATATCCGCGGAAAGGCCGACAGCGGCCAGATGGATTTATTTGGTGAGTAAGCAATACTGATTAACCACCTCATCCAGGCCTCAGCAATAGCCCATGAAGCCGTTTAAAAGCCCGCCCCAGCGTTCGAAGATTTTTACTAATGCCATTGTGGCGGTTATTGGGTAAAGCGCCCAAAATCGCCTCTAGTTCGTCCGTCCCTCCTACACATCTCCTATCAGCTGGAAACATTTCCAGCGCTGCTTATCTTTGCCGTTTCCTCGAAAATAACCTCAACACGAATTACTGAGGTTGTTATGCCTAAACCCATTACCAAAATCGCCGCACTGGTCTTCGAGATTGTCTCGGCAGCAGATGCGCTTGTTCCAACCGAAGCGCATCTGCTGCCTCCTGGCCCCTTCCGTTCGACGGACGGGCGTCCGGAAGAATGCGAAGCTTGGCAATTGGATGCAGCCATTGCAAGCCAGGTCATCGCCCGGATGGCGGCGCAAAAAAACGATACCTTAATTGACTACGAACACCAATCGTTGCGGTCTGAATGGAATGGCCAGCCGGTTATTGCGGCAGGCTGGTTTCGCAACATGGAATGGCGCGACGGCAAAGGCTTATATGCGGTTGGTGTTGACTGGACCGATAAGGCTAAGGGTCACATCCAGACAAAAGAATATCGCTATATCAGCACGGTGTTTTTTTATTACGAGCGCACCGGCGAGGTGATCGAAGTCGTATCGGTCGCGCTGACTAATACCCCTGCTTTAGACGGACTGGATGCGCTGGATATGGCGGCTCTGTCCAAACGCTTTAATTTACCCACGGAGACTAACGATATGCCGATAGCCGCACTGACCGCCGAACGCGACGGTTTAAAAACCAAAATAGCCGCGCTAACCACCGAACGCGACAGCTTGAATGCCAAGGTGGCCGCATTAACAACGGAGCGCGATACCCTGAAAACCAGAGTTGAGGTGCTGGATCAAGAAAAAGCTGCGGCCGCTCTGACCAAGGAGACGGAAGATCATAAGGCGTTGCTAAAGGTCGCATTGACAGATGGTCGATTGACGCCGGCGCAAAAACCCTGGGCCGAGAAACAAAGCTTGGCCGCCTTGACCGAATACCTTGAAGCGACATCGCCGTTAGCGCTGCTCAACAAGCAAGCGGATGGCAAGCAGTCCGTAGCGGCATTGACCGCAGAGCAGGCGGCGATGGCGAAAAAGATGGGGGTGTCCGAAGAGGATTACCTGGCCGCGCAAAATTCTAAATAACAAAGGAGTAGTTCATGACAACTAGAGTACTGACGGCCGGCGAAATAGCCGCCTTTAACACCACCCTGAAAGCAAGATTTAGCAAGGGATTGGCGGTCACAACAGAAGAATGGAAGCAGCTGGGCAAGTCTATCAATAGCAACAGCGCATCCAACACTTATGCTTGGCTATCTCAATTTCCGGCGTTTCGGGAATGGGTCGGGACGCGTCTGCATAAGGCCGCAAAGAGCCAGGCTTATACCGTTGACAATCGAAAGTTTGAGAACACGCTGGATATTCCTCGTGAAGCGTTTGAGGATGACAACTTCGGCATGTACGGCGATATCGCCGAAAGCTACGGTCAGTCTGTTATCGACCTGAAAAACGACTTGATGTTTAGCGCGGTGCCTGCCGGGTTTTCATCGATCTGCTACGACGGCCAATATTTTTTCGATACCGATCATCCTATGTATCCCAGCGAAGACGGTTCCGGTGTTGCTACCGCTTTTAGCAATATGCAGGCGGGAATTCTTGAACCCTGGGTGCTGCTTTGCACCAATCGAGCGCCGCAACCGTTTTACCTGCAAGAGCGTATTGCTGCTGAATTTCAGGCCAAAAACAACGCCGCCAACAGCGACGGCGTCTTTGAAAACGACGTGTTTTCTTATGGCGGTCGCTGGCGCGGTAACGCGGCTTATGGCTTTTGGCAGCTTGCCTTCGGCAGCAAAGCGGAGCTGACCGAAGCTAATTTTACAGCCGCCTTTACCGCAATGATGAAATTCAAGGGTGACGGTAATCGTAAGCTCGGCATTGTGCCGGACATACTGCTGGTGGGTCCCGACAATATGGCGGCGGCTGAAACCTTGCTTAAGGCGGTGCAAAAAGCCGGAGGTGCTAGCAACACCAATTACAACAAGGTCAAGCTGGTTATTAGTCCTTGGATGGCATTGTAACCACTCTCCCGCTGGCAACGGCGGATGTACTAACTAGAGCGAGATTTAAATTATGGCGACAGTAAAACTTTGGGGGCGTATTCAGCCAAGACAGGCTACGCAAAAATTTTTCCGTTGCGGCATTGAGTTTAGTCGCGAATGGTCGCAAGAGCCTGTTGAGGTGGACAAGGTCACCGCCGAGCGACTAGAGCAGGAGCAGATGCTGGAGGTTACCTATAACGACCCTCATGCTAATCTCAAAACGATACCGGAAGCGGGTTTGCCACAGGGAACCAAGGTTGATGACGGTGGCCGTGTCGCAGGGAGTGAGGGTGACAAATCCATGATGCCTGAAGATAAGGCTGCAACCGAAGCCGCTAATAGTGTCGTGACTGGTGGGGATGGGCCTGCCGCAGTCGGTAAAGTCGCACCTCTTGACGAGGCTGAGCGCTATGCCGCTATTACAACGGCTATGTTAGGTCTTGATCCTGCTAATGCTGATTTATGGACAGTGCAAGGACTGCCTAAAACCGAATCCCTGGCTGTGATTACCGGCTGGCCTATTTCTGCGGGCGAGCGCGATTCGGTGTGGTCGTTGGTTCTGGCCGCCAAAGGTAATCAATAATGCCTTTCGCGACCAGATCCGATCTACTGGCGCGTAGCAATGCCCGGCGTTTGGCGCAGTTGGCGGTACCCGCCGACAAGGCGATGCCGCCGGATGATGCGCTACGTACTGCAATTTCCGGGGGTGACATCAGTATCTATACCACTGACGAACAAGCCGTCCTGGCCTTGGCGCTGGATGCGATAGACAAGGCGCTGGCGGATGCTCAAGAGCTGCTGTTGAGCTATGGCATCCCTGCAACAACACACACAACACTGTTGGCCAGGCTGGCATCGACTGTAGCGCTCTACTACCTGCAAGGCGCTGAGCGCATGACCGATGAGGTTACAAAAAACTACGAAGGCGTGATTGAAACGCTCAAGTCGCATAGTCGCGGTGTTATCAGTCTGGTGCCGGCTGCGCCAACTGATCCGGTATTGCCTGATGATGTGGCGGTCATCGCCAGTTCGCCCCGCCGTTATGGAGCGCTAATCCCATCGGATAACGGGTAATGATCTCGCTGACGCCGTTGATTACACACCTGACACCCAAGCCCGCAGACTTTGCGCGCTTGTGGTTTCGGCAGGTGGCTGGTGCGGCGGAGTTTGCGCAGATACGGCCAGAGTCTTTGCCGCTGCCGGCTTGCTGGGTTGTCCGCGCCGCTGACAAAGTTGAGCATGCGGGCGAACGCGCGGAAGACGTGGAGCTAGGGTTTGATGTGGTGATAGCGATTGAAAACGCTAGATCGCATCGGCCCGGTGAAACCGATGACATATTGCTGGAGTATCGGCAGGCCGTTAAAGCCTTGCTGTTGGGCTGGCAGTTTGAACCTGACGTAAAGCCAATCAAGTTTGGCGGCGGTCAGGTGCTTGAATACACGGACGCTGATATTTATTGGCGGGATCGCTACACGTTTGATGCGTTAGTGACTAATTATTTACCCGATCCGCCGCAATTTAGCGGATTGGTTCATACAGGAGACAGATTATGATTTCGTTCCAACAAATCCCGCAGGCCTTACGCTACCCCGGCGCATACGTCGAGATAGACGGTTCGCAAGCAGGACTGGGCGGCGATATACCGATTGTGTTATTGGTCGGTCAAAAGTTGGCGACAGGGACCGCTCCGGCTGGTGAGATTGTGCGCTTGTCCGGCGTTGAAGACGCCAAGGTCAAAGCCGGGGCCGGGTCGATGTTGGCGCAAATGGCGGCACGCTATCGCGCTATTGATCCGGTGCTTGATTTGTTCATGCTGCCTTACGCTGACTTGGCGGCCGGTGTGCAAGCTACCGCGCCCATTACCGTTACGGCGGCGGCAACCGGTAGTGGAACCTTGCCGCTGTATGTGGCCGGTAAGCTGGTCAGTGTGCCGGTAACGGCCGGACAAACAACCGCGCAAATTGCAGCAGCCATTGCCGCCGCCTTTACCGATATCGATATTCCGGTCACGGCGGTGGCAGTCGCCAGTGTTGTGACCTTGACTGCGCGGCATAAAGGCACCTGTGGCAACAATATAGACATCCGTCTTGGGCTGTATGGCGAGGCTATGCCAGCAGACCTGGGCTTGACGATTAGCGCCATGTCCGGCGGCAGCGGCGATCCTGCACCGGGCAACTTGGAGGCTATCTTAGGCTCAAATCGTTGGTATCGTTATGTGGCGCTGGGTATTAATGATGCCGCCACGCTGGCCGCGTGGCATACAGAAAGCCAGCACCGCTATGCTCCGCCTGTACAAGCTGGATTCCGGGCTTTTACCGCGTTTCGAGGTGACTATGCGACTGCGGCGGCTTTTGGCGAGACCAAGAACTACGAGCACATCTCTGATTTGAGTTTGGAACTAAACCCGGCTCCGACCTGGGAGGCGGCGGCCATACTGACCGCTGCCGCCGCGCCTAAGCTGTATAACAATCCAGTGGAATCATTGGAAGGTATCCAGCTGACCGGCATGATTGGCGTGAGCAACCATGACTGGACGCAAGCCAATAGCCTACTGTTCAAAGGCATGAGCATCATGCAAGTCGGTAAGGATGGAACCTGCACAATCAAACGTTTGATCTCGATGTATTTGTACCGGCCCGATGGTAGTACTGATGATGCCTATCTCGATATCAATACGGCTGAGGTGATGGAACGCATCCGTTACGAGCAACGTATGGGTGCGGTTAAAAAGTTTGTCGGTACGGCGGCGGCTAAGACCAATGAGGGTTATCGCCCTGGTCTGCGCATTACTACAGAAGACTCTGTACGGGCGTATTTACTGACTTTGTACAAACACACATTAATGCAAGAATTCGGTTGGGTGCAGCAGTACGACTACTACAAAGCTAATCTAGTTGTTGAGCAAGATTCGCTCAATCCCAGCCGATTCAATTATCTAGATACTCCGGTACTGCTGTCGCCATTCTATATCCTGGCTGGCCGCAGCCAATTTCGTAAGGAGGTTTAACTATGGCTCGATTGATTAACATCAGGACGGTATCGGTGCCGTCTATCGGCAAATTGCCGTTAGCCGATAAGCCGGGTACCTTTACCCCCTCCGGCACCAAACGCGAACATAAAGCAGGGCGACTACCGGAAGATGGTGGCTATATTGAGTCCGGCTTTCCCGCCAAACTGGAGATTAATATCAACCTGCAAGGCGGCATCGATCTGGCTGCGCTGAACGATATTAGTAATGAGGACATTACTATACGATTGGCCGACGGTCATGTGCATATGATGAGTCAGGCATTTATAACGGAACCGGTTGGCGTGGGCGATGGTGAAAGCAAGCTGACCATTATGGCTAACTCTTCTGAGCAGATTAGCTAATTTTTTAACTTTAATCATAAGCAGGACAAGCTATGCCAACTCTTGATCTCAAATACCCTTTAGTTTTCGGAAAAAAAACCATTACCCAACTGAGGTTTCGCGACTACACAACGGCGGGCGATTATTTGTCGTTTGATAGACACGGCGGCGTGGCGCAACGGATAGCGATGATTGCTAGCCTGACTGGAACCGATGAGTCGCTAATTGAACAGTTGCGCGGCCCCGACTACGTCGCCGCCGAGCGTATAGCCGACGCGTTAATAGCGTCGGACAGTGTCAATAATAACGATGACGATGACGATGACGATGACGATCCTAATAGCGAGGAGGCTAACGAAAAAAAGTCATCAGAATAATGGCGGCGGTCTGTCTAGTAATGAATGTCATGCATCAACCATTACCGATAGTCAAGGGGTTGCCACTGACAGAGCTTTTTGTCTATGCCAAAGTGGCTGCTGAAATGAGTGGCCGGGAGTTTAATTAGTCCGGCCCTCTATTAGCTGGAAACATTTCCAGTCTGATTTAAAACCACTGTCTTCATTAAACTCCTGTTACATTTCGTAATAGGAGTTTTTTTTATGTCCTCTGCCGCCGCTAACGTTGAGGTCAGGTTAAAGTTTGTCGACCAGGATGCCGGCAGTGGTATCAGTCGCTATCTACAGCGCTTTGAAAGGGCCGCAAGACAGTCCGAAGATACCGTCAATCGATCTAACAATCAGCAGCGTAGTAGCCACGAACGCTTGTCCCGCGCCCGCGAGCTGCTGGTGCAACGTGCCGAACAAGCCGCGCAACGCGCCACCCAACAAACCGAAACTACGGTTAATCAATCCAACAGCCAACAACGCGGCAGTCACGAGCGCTTATCCCGCACCCGTGAATTATTGGCTCAACGCGCGGAACGCACGGCGCAACGTGCCGAACAAGCCGCGCAACGCGCCACCCAACAAACCGAAACTACGGTTAATCAATCCAACAGCCAACAACGCGGCAGTCACGAGCGCTTATCCCGCGCCCGTGAGTTATTGGCTCAACGCGCGGAACGCACGGCGCAACGTGCGTCTCAGCAGACTGAGACCGTAGCCAATCAATCCAATAGCCGGCAGCGCAGTAGCTACGAAAGGCTGGCTCATGCCCGCGAACAGCTCGGAGTGCGCTCCGAAAAAGCGGTAACCAACGAAATCAAGCAAACTGAAGCCGCTTACCGACGACTCGCATCCTCCGGCACCATGAGCCAGGACGCACTGGCCAAGGCGGCTGAAAAAACCAAGGCTAAAATCACCCAGCTGACTAACGAGATGGGCAAGCTGACAGCCGAACAAAAAAAAGCCGCGCAAGCTGCGGAACAATACGAAAAAATCCAAAAGAGAATTAATGGCGGCGTGGCGGCAGGCGCTGGGTTGGCGGCTGCCGCCTATGCCCTGAAAAGCCCGGCGGAAAAGGCGATTGCGTTTGATGACAAGATGTTGAGTATGTCAAACACGGCATATCCTGAGCGTGATGCCGTTGGGCGGGTTGCAGGCAGTAAGGAGCTGGAAGCGGTAATCAATAAATCGGTTGACCTCAAGCAAGGAGGCGGTGGTACGCGAGAGCAAGCAGCTGAGGCGCTAGACGCCATGCTTGGCAAAGGAACGTTGGGGATTCAGCGATCAAAAGACTTTTTACCGACAGTGATGCGTACCGCGTCTGGCAGCGGTGCAAGTCCTGTGGATATCGCCAATCTGTCAAGTGCTTTGGTTGGCCAAGGTGTCGTCCAAACCGATGGCGAACTGAAAACAGCGCTGAACATGGTCACCGCCTCCGGCCAAGCCGGTGGCTTTGAAATTAAGGATTTAGCAAAGCATTTGCCGGGGCAATTGGCCATTGGAAAATCTGCCGGTATGACCGGGCTTGAGGGACTTAAAAAAATCCTGACGATGAATCAAGCGTCGGTGTTAACCAGCGGAACAACAGACGAGGCTGGTAATAACGTCAAAAACCTACTCGCTAAAGTAGCATCAAAAGATACCGGTAAGGATTTTGAAAAAGCGGGCCGGGGCGATCTGGCCGAGTTTCTTGTTAAGCAGCGGATGAAAGGGGTTGATGCGGTTGATGCCTGGCTAAACCTGATTGACCATGAATCCGAAAAAAGCCCCCTACTAAAGCAGGCCATGCAAAAACTGAAAGCGTCGAAAAGTAAGCCTGAACAGACGGCGCTAATCGAGTCGATTTCGCAATTGTCCGAAGGCGGCGTTATCGGGCAGTATTTTCAAGACATGCAAGCGCGTGGGGCGCTCTTTGGCATGCGTAATAAGGACGTAGTGGACCGGGTGGGTACGGCTGTCGAGCAGAATCGTAAGGAATACGGTGCTAATGATGTGAACTGGCAAACTAAAGCACAGGGGGCATCTGCCAAACTGGTCAATGCTGGTCAAACTGTCGACATGGAGCAAAAAGCGGCGATGGATAACCTCACGCCGGCAATCAGCCGCGTGGCTGACGCGTTTGTTGATCTGTCGAAAAAACATCCGCTGTTAAGCACTGGCGTAGTCGCTACTTTGGCTCCATTAGCGGCGCTATCTACCGCAGCAGGATTATCGGCATTGGCATTAGGGGGCGGTAAGGCTGGCGGAATTGCGGGGTATGCGCAAAAAGCAGCAAACAGTCAAGCAGTCAAGATGGCCGGCAAGGGCGGCTTGATTGGTTTGGCGGCATTGGCTACTGATAATGTTTTGGAGAAAACGGCAGGCGAAGGGTCGGCAATTAGCCGGTACGGTTCCAGCGCGGTTAACGGTGCTGCGCTGGGGGCGTCCGTCGGCAGTATTATTCCGGGCTTAGGTACAGGGGTTGGTGCGCTGATCGGCGGCGCTGGCGGCGTGGCCTGGGAAGGTATTAGTGATTTATTAAAAAAATCAGAGCAAAAACCGGTTGAGGCCAGCGCTAACCTGACCGTAGGCTTAGCGCCTGGTTTAGTCCTGCAGCAACAAACTACGCAGTCTAATGGTTTAAATATGCAGATTACTTCAGGCAATACCGGCAATGTCTGGAATGGAGCTCCTTAGTGGCCGATCAGCAAACCTATTATGACCGCTGGTTCAAGGCGTCTTTTCGCGGCTTTGAATTCTTCACGGACAATCATGATGCTAAGGGTGGCAGGCGCTTGGTGGTGCACGAGTTTCCAGGTGCAGAAGAGCCACAGGTTGAGGACATGGGCGGCAAATCTCGTGAATTTCAGATTAACGCCTATTTCATCGGGGCTAGTTACGATCTGGAGTGCAACGGGCTGATGGCCAAGCTCAACCAGCCGGGTGCGCGCTGGTTGACTCATCCCTGGATTGGGCGGCTCTGGGTTAGAGCCCTCCAATGGTCCAGACAAGAAAGCAGCGACAAAAACGGCTACTGCACACTAACAATCGCTTTTGTTCCTGGGGGTGAGCAGCCATACAGCGCCGAGCCGGACAAGGTCGATATTGCTGTTGATCGTACCCATAAATTAGCTGACGCGGCACAGGATGATTTTGATATGGAGCCTATGAGTGCCGACGGTTTGACGGCATTTGTCGCCGCTGTGCAGGGAGGATTGGAGGTTGTGCGCAATGTCATATCGCTAGCGACGCTGCCACTAACATGGGTGCAACAAATAATGGGTTTGGTTGCAAGTGTGAAAGGCGAGTTGACGACGCTGGCCGGATTGCCCGGCGAATATGCAAAGGCGTTGAGAGGATTGACCGATGCTATTGGTCTTGGTTCTGATGCTGCAAATTTTTCCGATGTTACCCAAGGCTCGGTTACACGCTTTGCAACCATCGGCGCCGGCGTGGCCGCTCAACAAGCGATATTTTCAAGCACGGCTCGGGGGCAACGGGTAAGAGGCTTGACCGGCGCAGTCGCTCAACAGGCAACATTTTCGGATACGGCTCGGGTTCGGCTAGTGTCATGCCTTGCAGCGCAGGCGCAGCAAACAAGTATTGCTAAATTGAGCGGTGTTGCCGCTGTTGATGGCGCAGTGCGACGCAATTTAATCAAAGAGCGAGCATTGTATTGCCGATTGTTTCTTGTTGTGGCGGCGCAGGTCGCCTTGGCAGATTATCATTCTGAAGCGGATCGCGATGCCGCACTGGCAAGTGTGATAGCTGCATTTGATGTGCTGTTGCCTAGTTTGCCTGATCCTGTTTTTCAGGCCGCTGTGTCGGCCCGTACTGCATTAATTGATGCGCTAATGGCTCAGGACTTGAAGCCGCAAACGGTACGTGATGTGGTGTCGTTACTCCCCGCTACGTTGTTGGCTCATCGGCTGGATGTGGATGATGCAACGTTTACAGCGCGAAATAATGTGCGTCATCCGCTATTTGTTCGGGGGCGTATTTATGGTTGAGATTCGTTTTGATGGCGTGCGCTATGGCCGCTGGCAGAAAGTATCGGTCAGTGAGTCTGTTGATGATCTGTGTGCATCGGTGCGTTTGTCGGTTACCCGGCCCGGAACTGGCGACTCGCTGGGGTTGTCTGCCAATACCGTTGTTGAGGTGTTTGTTAGCGGCATCCTGGTTTCGACAATTCGGCCCGATGTCATTCGCCGATCAGTGGATGCGGAGAGTCATAGTATTGGTCTTGATGCTCGATCATTGGGCCGCGAGCTGGTCGATTGCCAATATTCCAAGTCGCTATCGGGGTTAAGGTTAAGTGAGATTGTAAAGCGGCTTTGTAGCACGTTTAAAGTGCCTGTCACGGTTGCCGCCGAAACGGCTGTTGTGCCTGATTTTGCGATGCAATGCGAGTCTCCGGCAAATGCGCTGATCAATGCAGTGCGTGCATCTAATCTGATGTTATACCCGCTTCCTAACGGTGGGCTGATTCTGACTGGCCCTACCGCTGCCGCGCCCGTGGCTACTTTAATATATGGGTCGCATATCAAGCGTTACGATGTGGTTGATGAATTTAAATTGCGGTTTTCTGACTACTGGGTCAAGGGCTATGACTATGAAAACGATGCGGCGCTAAAGGGCGCGGCCAAGGACGACGGTATCGGTTATTTTCGGCCGATGCACATCGTTGGTGATCGTCATGGGCAAGGGTTGGGAGGTTGTGATCGTCGCGCCCTGATGGAGCGTAACCGACGCTTGGCCAGAGCGCATCGTATCGATTTGGATGTGGTGGGATGGACGCATACAGGCGGCTTGTGGGCTATTAATACCCAGGTTCGGGTGATTATTCCACAGGAAGACATTGATGGCGTGTATTTAATCGGTGAGCGCGCTTTTACCCTGGATGATAAAGGCGGCAGCATAACGCAACTGCAGGTAATGCACCGTGAAGCATTCCTGGGCGAAGAAAAAAAGCCCGGAAAGCGCGGCGCTGCTGCGAAAAGGAGTAAGCGATGAAGGATGTATGGAATCGGTTACGGCTGATATTTGCGCATGGCGTTGGTACGCTGATCGGTGCCGATAAGGTACAGGCTCGGGTGCTAGATGACGAACCGTTAAGTAATCTTCGGCGGGTAGAGCCCTATGGTTTTAGTTATCGGCCTAAGCCTGGTTGCCAGACCTATTTACTGTTCCCTTCGGGAGACCGCTCTTATGGTGTGGCTATCGTGATCGGCGACAAGCGTTATCAGATGGAGCTGGTTGAGGGTGAGGTAGCGCTGCATGACGATGAAAATAATTATGTGCATATCAAACGCGGCGGAATTATCGAGGTTAAGGCTGCAACTAAGGTCATTGCTGATGTACCGCTGTTTGAGACCACGCATGATGCGAAGATTGGCGGCAATGTCGAGATAGTGGGCGGGTTGAAAGTTAGGGGCAAGGATGTCAGCGATACTCATACCCATACCAGTACTGCACCCGGCACGCCGACTAGTGGGGTTAATTGATGTTAAAGCTGGTACAGATTGATAACGGTGTGTTTGACCTGGTGTTTGATGATCCGGCGCTAAATGATGCTGATGCGGCGGTGGCGACGTTGGTCTATGCCGCGTTATTTACCGACGCCGAAGCCCCGGTTGAGCGTGAGCCTGATCGCTTTAATCGGCGCGGATGGTGGGCCGATCCGCAAGCGGGTAGCGGATTATGGCATGTACGTAGACAGCCGCTAGGTAGTTCGGCTCGCCGTGAAGCGCTGGCGATGGTGCAATCGGCGTTGACGAGTCACTCTCCTGCGCTGACAGGCGTGGCTGTTACTGAGCGCACCATTCCCACTGGAAATGTTTCCAGTGTATTTTTGGAGATTACCGGCTTGCATAATAGTCGCAAGTTTATTTTGAGCGTCCCGTTGTGATTACGTACTCCCGACCCAGTTACCTTGAGGTTAAGACTCGCATCGAAACCGATCTTGCGGGTGTCCCTGCGGTTCTGCGCGAACCGCTGGCATCGGCGTGGGCTCGGACTGATCATAGTCAGCACGGTTTTTTAGAGTGGATTGATGCGCAGTGCTCGCCGTTAACCTGTGAGCTTGAGCGTTTATATGACTGGGCTGCGCTGTACGGCGTGGATCGACTGCTAGCAACAGCCGCTATCGGCAGCGCTATGGCTATCGGCACTGTCGGCACCCTGTTACTCGCCGGAACCCTACTACGTGGTCCAAATGGGCTGGATTACACGGTATTAGCTGCTGTTGAGCTTGGTCCCGGTCCTACTCCTGTTTCAGTGCGCTGTACTACTGTGGGGAGCGGTGGAAATCTAATTGCTGGGCAGGCTTTAACGCTGATTGATCCTGTGCTCGGTTGTGCTGGCGCTTTGACTATAGGTGATGCGGGTATTACTGGCGGTGCCGAAGATGAGTTGGTGGATTCATGGCGGGGGCGCGTGGCTGACGAATGGCGCACTGTAACGACTCGCGGCGCGCGATCCGGTAAGCCTGATGATTACCGGTGGTGGTCAAAAAGCGCTCATCCATCTGTTAGTGGTGCGTTGGTTCAGTCGCATGCGTTAGGCATGGGCACCGTTATCGTGCGGCCTATTTGCAATGCGCTGAGTAATCGCTTGCCGACACCGGTGGTTCTTGATGCGGTGACGGCATACTTACTTGGTATTGCTCCTGCAACTGCTGATTGGCGAGTCGTTGCGCCGATCATTAGGGCGGTGACCATATCCATCCATCTGTTACCTGGATTCGACACTCTGGCACGCAGGACGGCGATTGCTGCCGCACTCAGTTCAGCTGTTCTATCGGAATCCAGCGAAACTGCTGTGCTGGCAATGGCTGAGATTGATGCTGCTATTGCTACTGTGACAGATCAGTACACTCGGCTATTGCCGCTTGCCGATACAGCGGTGGCGGCCGGTGAATTATTGGTATTGAATCCAATAGCGTGGGCGTAATGGATATTGAACAGCATACTCCCAGGCAATTTGCTGACTCTATTAAATCGTTGCTGCCGCCGGGTTCTGCGTGGGATTGGCCCGTGGGTGGCGCTGGTGATGCGCTGTTGTTGGGTACGGCTCACGAGTTGGCGCGTGTTGAGGCGGGCGCTCAATTAGTATTGGATGCGGCTATTGAAATGCATCGACCAAAGCACGGTAGCTGGCATATCAGCCAGTACCGGCGCGTTGCTAATGATGCGATTGCGGGAGTGGCCGAAACAATGCCGCGCCGTCCTTTTGCTGTTGGCAGCACCGTTGGCCAGCGGTTATGGAGTCATGCTGCTCCTGGTTTGATGTTTCCTGTGGCTTTAGTGCAGATCGATCATTTGATCGGCCCTTTACGTGTCGGTAGTCGTGTTGGTGATCGTTGTTGGGGTACTCGGAGCCGCTATGTGTTACGGGTACGCTATTACCGCTCTGTTGTTGATCCATTGTTATTGTGGGAGGCGCTGATGGCTTTTAAACAAGCGCATGTTTTTTTGTGGTTTGAGGATATTACGGGTATAGGTGGAGAGGTGTCATATGCATAGAACTAATGGTGCTGGTAATGTTGGCGGTATGTTTGTGGCTGAGGATGCGGCAATAAATAGGCCGCCGACCGAGGTTACGGCAGATTGGCTGAATACACTACAAGAAGAGCTTGCTGGGTTTGTTGAGTGGTCCGGACAGGTCTTAAATATTGCCGATAATGCCCAGTTGATAAAGGGCTTGGTCGCTAAGTTCGCGACACTGGTTGGGGTTCAGACTAGCGCTTATAGCGTCGCATTAGCGGCTGGTTCCGCTGATGCGATTATTGCGAGTTACACTCCGGCCATTACTGCGTTGGCTGATGGCATGGTGCTTTATGTACGTGCGGCACATGCTAATGCTACGGCCGCGCCAACATTTTCTCCGGGTGCGGTCGTCCCAAAGGTGATCGTAAAGCACAATGGTTTGGCTGTTGCGGCCGAGGATATTGCCGGTGCTGGGCACTGGCTTGGATTGCAGTTCGATGCGGCGCTGGATAAATGGGTATTGCTTAATCCGGCTGTAAAGGTAGTGACGTCGGCAAATGATCCCACGGGTGTGGATAATAGCTCCAAGGTTGCGTCCACCGGCTGGATACGCGGCTCTATGGAAGCTCTCGCGGCATCAGCGGGATTTGTGATCAGCGCGACTCCTAACGGGTATATAAGGGCTCCTATATGGTTTGGTAGTCTTATTGCACAGTGGGGTACTGTCACCATAAATGGCATTACGCCGGTCACTTGGCCGGTTGCTTTTCCGAATACATGCTGGGCGCATGTTTTTAATAGTTTTGCAGCCTCCGGTCCCTGGACAGGTAATGGCTACAACGCGTCGGCAAATGGATGTACGGCGCATTGCAGCAATTCGCCGTGTGGATTTTTTTTCATTGCGGTCGGTAGGTGAGTTATGTGGTTTAGCCTAACAACCGGTAATTTTTATTTTCCAGATTCCAACTACGGCGCATTACTGCCCAATGATCTGATCGATGTCACGCCTGCTGAGCGTCATGCGGCTTTGACAAGACGCAAGGACGAAGCACTGGATGTTGTCGACGGTAAGTTGGTTGTTGTTCCGTTTTCCGATGAGCGGAAGATGCTTATGGCTCGGGCCGAGCAATTTCGGCTGGTGGATCAGTCATGCAAAGATGCTATTGTCGCGGGGTTTTCATCGGCTGCACTTGGCATGGTGTGTAACTATCCCAGTAAACCAGAGGATCAGACAAATTTGATAGCGGCAGTAACTGCAAGCCAGTCCGCTGCATTACCGGCTGACTGGGTTGTGCTGTTCTTGTGCTCCGATAGCAATGGTTTGTGGGATTATCGATTACATACGGCCGCTCAAATTCAGCAGGTGCTGGCTGATGGAGTGGCGCAACGTATAGCTTATTCCCAAAAAATCGCCCGCTTGGTTGCCGAAATAAACCAAGCCGAATCGCCCTTGGAAGTTCAAACAATAGTTTGGTAATTTTTATTAGACGGTGCGGCCGCAAAGAGTGGTGAGACACTTCTTGCGGCCACTTTCTGCAGATATACCCTGCGTCTAGCCTAGGCACCGTGCTGTGCACACAGCGGTTCTAGGCTATCACGCGAGTACTTAAATGCAAATCGTTCGTTGTGGTAATTGTCAAAAGAAACTGGCAGAAGCGGAGTTTATACGGTTGTCAATCAAATGCCCTCGATGTAGGGTAATCAACCAACTGAGGGCCATTGAGCCTCTAAATCAGCATGCCGAGAGCATCTTAGAAAAAGAGGTTTTATATGGTAAATCCAATCATTCCCTGGATAGGCGGTAAAAAACGCTTGGCAAAGCGTATCCTGCCACTCTTTCCAGCTCATGAGTGTTATGTTGAGCCGTTTGCGGGAGGGGCGGCTCTTTTCTTTCTTAAGGAGCAGTGCGGCGTCGAGGTACTTAATGATATTAACGGTGAGCTGGTTAATCTATACTGCGTGGTTAAACATCATCTCGAAGAGTTTATCCGGCAGTTTAAATGGGCGTTGGTTAGTCGGCAGATGTATAGTTGGCTCAAGGTTACGCCCGGAGAAACTCTGACCGATATTCAGCGGGCGGCTAAATTCTACTATCTGCAAAAGATGGCATTTGGTGGCAAGGTTACTAATCAGACCTTTGGAACTGCTACTACTTCAGCCCCGCGTCTTAATCTGTTACGCATTGAGGAGGATCTTTCATCGGCTCATTTACGGTTGTCTCGAGTACTTATCGAGCATTTGGCTTGGGATGATTGTGTACGGCGATATGATCGGCCTCATACTTTATTTTATTTAGACCCTCCCTATTGGGGTACTGAGGGCTATGGTGTTGATTTCGGACTGGACCAGTACGCCAAGATGGCTGAACTGGCTAAATCAATTAAAGGTAAAATGATTATTTCAGTTAATGATATTCCTGAGATGCGTCTGGCGTTTGCGGGCCTTGAAATGGAGAGTGTTGGCATCAATTACACGGTAGGTGGCAGCAAGCGGAATAAGCCGGCAAATGAATTGATTATTCGTAACTGGTAG